TTTTAACCCACAACGGAAGGCGGTTGAGAATGAATGAAACGACATAACTTTTTGCTTTCAACAATCTCTTTGAAAGATTCATGTGAGTACCAACACGCTTCACATTCGTAAATTCTTCCTTGAACTTCAAAGAAGATTCAGAAAGCATACCGTTTTCAGATACTACTGTCGCATTACGGTCGAAGTCATAAACCTGCTCATAAGAAATCGACAATGCAGAAGGATCGCCAGTTTCAACTAGCATCAAATCACGAAGATTCAGTTTCTGCTCATGGATTGCCGTTACAACACGACCAGTTGAACGGTTATTACTCAACGGAGTATTTGAGTTACCAGTTACAGAAACTAATCCCTTTAAGTCAAGGTTAAGAGTTCCTGATGATTTCTCACGATTATTGAAATATCCTTGGCATGCAGGAGTATCAAGGAAATCACTTACAGCCTTTTCCACAGCATTAACAGAGGTAAGAATGCCGCCATTCTCTTTAATTTTATCAAATGCTTCCGCCAAAGCTGTTACTTTTTCAGATTGCTCTTTATACGAATCCAGAATCTGTTGGAAATTAGGCAACCCTTTCAATGTGTCAGAGATACTAGTAGATATTTCCTTGAACTTAGTTTCAATATCACTTTTGGACATTAAACCACCTGCAAATTCATCACAGACCTCTTTACATTTCTTCTGAATTGTGCCTAAAAGAGATTTCTCTTCATCGGTCAAGTCTTTCTCTTCCTTGGCAAATCCAATTAGAGGAATAGGTGCGGCAACTAAAAAACCTAATGATGCATCCCCACAGAAGAAATACACAACAACACCAACAATCGCAATAACAGCGAACATCAAAAGGGATTTATACCCCATCACAGTTTTAATAAAATTCTTCATTTTACAATAAGTTAAATTGATATTATAATAATGAGCCAATCTTTGCA